CGCGAGATAATCCACCCCTGTACTTACGTACAGGGGCCTAATGGCCGACTGGCTCTCGAAAGAGCAAGTCAGTTATCCAATAGGCTAGGCTATCCCCCACAAGGCCAATAATTCGGCCTCTTCATCCCTTTAGAAGGATGAATACCAACCAAGCTTGATGCTGACGCGCTTGGGGCGTCCAGAACGCTCTAAGTGCTTCTCATCTTGACTCCCGGTTGGTAGCCGAGAGGAAGTACTCCTTGTAATCGAACTATTACTAGTTCGGCTTAGGGAGTACGTGCCGGGCCAATAACAGGGGACTTCGTCAACGTATCCGTTGACACCCCTTGTGTAATTATTGGTCTCCAGCTTAAGTAAGCACTTAAGCAGGGCTCCTTCCCCTTCCAGTATATCTACTGGAGGTTTGGCCTGCACAATATAGCCCCGAACTAGTGGGCTATGCAGGTAAGGATGCATCTTATCGACCTGATAGGGTCGAAGGTACGCTTCCTTGCCCAACACTGGTGAGTCCGGACCAACTGTAGGGTAATATTTCAATATTCCCTCCAGCCGGCGATCCAGCCACTCAGCAGTATCGACGAGCCCAGCGTGAAATAGCTGGTTCCTCAGAGATACTGTTGAGATAACACCAGCAGCGTCTGCTGTCGTGTGAGGTAACACTTGCCGGACTCTGACAATAGAAATGTCAGACCCATTAAAGTATTCCTTACCACAAGACTCTCTGAACCTCCCGGTCCAGAAAGACTTGTCCAAGCCAACTCGAGCACCGAAATGTTCGAGAGCTTGTACGACAGACAGCACATGTTCTACGGGAACAATCAAGTCGTCCCCGTAGACACGCACCGAGCCAAGAAAGGACTTAATGTCCTTCTTGGTTAACGGTCGGTTGAGCGAGCTCTGAATCCCAAGGAAGATTATGGTAGTAAATACCATGGCTTCCACAGGAAAGCAGAGTGCTGAACCCATAGACGCGTACTTCGAGAGACGGATAACTCCGTGTCCCGGTACGTCAGCCCGCCTAGATCTAGCTGCGTCAATAGCCTCTTGCAAATTAGGCCATTGTTGCAACATAGCTCTTACGAGCTGGTTAGAAACACGATCGGAAGCATCACTAAGATCTAGTGTTGCTGTTCTCTTATCAAGAGAACCTTGCTTGGCCATCTTCTGATTAGGAAGCTGGTCATCGAAGCCGATAAGCCCCTTTAGGAGTTCATCCCTATTGAAGGCTACAAGGAAGCTTCGGAGCAAAGCCTGCTGCATGTATTGCATGCAGGTAGGCTCCACAGCGATTATCCTTGGTGTTTTTAACGTCTTAGGCACCGTGATGACCTTAACGGGCATCTCGTCGCCAGGTTCGAGGATGTCTACCTTCTCCAATGTCTCGTAAAAACGAGCGTTCGGAAGAAGATATCTATCTAAAGGAAAGACCTTAGATAGCCTTGTCGTCCAAGTACGCTGATTAAACTTTCCATTACTGGAAAGTTTATCAGCTGTAGCACCTGGGCCATGTTTCGGGAGAAGCTCTCCATAATGGACATCTCTATCCATTTGTTGGAAAACCTCACGAAACAAGAGATTCGACATATTACGGAAGTCATTCAAATCTTTCTGAGTGACGTCCTTGTCGAACTGACGAACATCCTGCTCACACTTGACGTATCCATCCATTGCTCTCCGAACACGTGCATCACTGCACGGCAGGGAAATCTTGCCAAAGGACAGTGTTAACTGTCGGATAGCGAAGATAGCATCAACAGATGGATCTTCAAGCAACGAACCGTTTCTCCGGTCGAACACACGGTTGAAGAAACCTCCTAGGAATAGGGGGAGACTTCCTCGTCCCATAGAAAAGGACGAGTTGATACCGACCTGACCTTGGTCTATCCACTTTTGGGTAGACTTTCCAAGCTCAGGTAGGACTATCGTAAGAAACGATAGTCCCTCATGTTCGTACCGCCTTCTGACCGTATTAATGTCAGAAGTGGCGCTAGTGCAGCATAAGATGGCAAGTTCATCAGCCATCTTGATCCAGAGTGACATCAGGCTTTTCAAAGTCCCTCCTCATAGAGGTTAACTTTCCTTAGCACGATGTCGAACTCGCCTCTGATACTCCATTAGCATAGATAACTAATGGCAAGGGTCTTACAAACCCTAGCTGCATATCAGAGACCACAAGGAACGCACAAGTGCGTTACAGGACGTTTACCATGTTACTATAAGGGATACCTACTGTGTAGGCTTCCCATATAGAATCATGGAACACGTAGAGGAATTGGATGATTATGGCTACCAGAAACATCGTGGCTTTTGCGCCAAGATGAACCTGAAAAACCAGATCATCCCCGTCCTCGACCGCTTCGTCGAGTCCTTGCTGCAAGGTTTCACTGGTGGATCCCAAAGGTGGTAACACCTTGGGAACCCTAACAGCGACCTTGACAGCAGGGCCTTTACGACTCACCAGCCAGCAGTTTGGTGATGAGCAGATCGGAGCTTGCAGAGAACTGGGTCTTAAAACCCGTGTAAACTGCAAGCTGTTCGGCTGCCGTGTATCCAACCGGTGGAACGTCAAAGACGATATAACAACTCATACCGACTTTGACGTTCTCCGTAGGGAGAAACGGATCCGAAGTGATCTTCGAGTGGTTGACCCTGAGCAGATGACGTGTCCGCTTCCCAATATCATGGGAGGCGGTCATCTGGATCAGACCAGTTGCATCCTGGTAGATCGTTTCGTCGCCCTCGACTGAAACACGAGGGAGACTAGACGTAGCTGCCGAGATGGTAATGGTCTGCGGATCTGCGAACGACATGTGCATCACTCCTAGAGCTGAAGGGTAGAGTTCAGCCCCATTGGCTGTACTCAGTGGAGCCACACGCCTAGCTTCGGGACAAACCCAAAGCTACGACAATGGCCTTTTGGCGAGATGTGAGACTGTTAAAGCTCACACCAAACCCGAATGGTGACGCCGCCTGCCGCCTTTTAGTTTCCAACTGAAAGGTAACAGGAGACGCAAAGATAGATCCATAAGGTTTAAACCTTGTGGGTCCATCAAGGCTATAGGTTATCTCTTGGACAGTATGTTCCATGATATAACCATATCGCATCACCAAGCCATCGGAGCTCCAATCGGAGACATTAGAAATAATGTCACCCATATTGGAAACCCAGTCGACGGCCCACGACCACGGCGCGAGATTCCAGACAGTACTCGGGGTAAGCTCAAGACCCAAAAGGTGTTGAGCAGCCGCCTGATACTTTGCCACCCAATCCCTAGATTTGTAAGAACTAGGAAGGTGGTAAGTAAAGGCACCCGAGAACCAAGTTCTACGATAGAACTTGGTTGTCTTGATTAATCGCGGACGCGGGCTACTCACATCGAAGATAGTTCCTGGGTAATACTGACCCGTAAACGGGTTACCATCACTCAGGCCCATATCAACGGTGCTTTCGCTCTCTTCTACAGGAAACTCATAGCGTCGTCTTACCTGCTTGCCGGAGTTACGTTCATAGGAGTCAATCAACCTATGAGCGTTAGCTAATGCGTAGCTTGCGCCACGTATGTCGCTGACAAGAGGTAACCATCCAAACTGCACGTTGAGATACTCATCACCTGCTGCTCTACGAGCAGCCTTGGTTTTGGGCTTCCAGAGAGTATGCCCCACTAAGTGGGGAAGACCCTCACGGATTGTCTCACCGAGAGTTGTGGATAGATCGACGATACTATTGGTGGGTTTACACCGGGCGATAGCAGTAGCCCCCTTAGCAGTCAGATTCGTCTGACTATAAGTGGGAAACATACTATCGATCGGGTTCACAGCGAGAACCGGGCCCCAATATTGCATTCGGGTCCAGTTACCGTTAGTGAAACCTGTTCCATCCAGATAAGTGTCGCCTCCATAATTCTTTATGTAGGCTCGCTTCTTCTGGTTGAAAAAGGATCCGCCAATGTCTCCGCCGCCATGACCACGAAGGTCATGACGATTGCGGATGCCATGAGTTGCGTCAGAAGTAACCTCCTGACCTTTGAAGGAGTCATGGTTCTGATCCCAATCCGGATTACGCCGGGTCTGATCCAAGTTAACCCTTGGAAGAGTCCCATTGTTATACGGAGGGGTATCTCCCCATAACCTGACGCGCCAACCACCACACTGACTGTACCAGTCAGGGATGGTTCGGCGTCGAGTCCTCGAGTTACCCAAGAGGCCTCCCTTCAAAGAACTGTAGAGTGTGGACGGGTCAATTTCCCTCTCGTCACTTATGTGACATGCAGCATAGCATTTAGCTATGACAACTGCGAGAGGAAAGTATGACTGCACTGAGCACTAACCCCTTTGTAAGAG